GGCGAGTGGTATTTCGTCGAAGGCGTAGAGGTTTGGGAAGGTATCACCAGGCTAGCGAAAGACCCGCAGCGCCTGTACAACATGCAGATGAGCTACTTGGCAGACATTGCCGCCAAGGGTCCGCGCCGCAAGCCGGTGCTTGCGCCCGAGCAGGTACAGGGCTTTGAGTTCATGTGGGAGGACCCTAACAAGTACCCGTACTACCTGATGAACCGCAAGAGCGCGACAGGCGAAGAGTTGCCAGTTGGGCCTATGTCGTACATCGAGCCGGAATCCGTGCCATCCGCTACCGGTGCAGTTCTTGAGCTAACTCGCAGGGCAATCGAGGACGTCACCAGCCCTGGCATGCCGCAGGACGTGTTAGACCCGCAGGCGAGCGGCAAGGCGATCAACGCCGTGCAAGCGCGCATCGACAATCAGTCGTTTGTCTACATGGACAACGTGGCAACAGCCATGCGCCGCGACGGTGAGATTTACGCCAGCATGGCGCGTGAGATTTACGACACGCCGCGCGAAGTCGAGCTGACCGGCGTTGACGGAAGCGAAAGCAAGGCGATGGTGCTGGAGCAGGTTGTTGATTACGCGACTGGCGACGTCGTCACGCTAAACGATCTTTCGCGCGGCACGTTCTCTGTGTATGTGGACGTTGGCCCGTCTTATCGCAGCCAGAAGGACGCGGCACGCTCCGAATTGCTGGAGCTGTATCGCAGCGCACCAGACCCTGAGACGCAACAAATACTGATGATGCAGTACCTGAGCATGCTGGAAGGTCAGAGCATGGAAATGTTGCGCAAGCATGCAACCCGCAAGCTGCTTCAAATGGGCATCAAGGAGCCTGAAAACGAGGAAGAGGAAGCCTATCTCCAGCAACTGCAACAGAGCGTTCAGCAGCCTGATCCGACCGCAGAGGCGACATTGGCAGCGCTCATGGCGCAGGCGCAGAAAGATCAGAGCATGGGCCAGAAGTATCAAGCAGACGCGATGCGCTCTATGGTTGAGGCCGAGAAGGCGCGGGCAGAGACTGCGGAGATTTTGGTAAACACCTCTGCGCAGGAGCTTGATAGCGCGATGAAGCTGGCGCAGGCGCTTAGGGGTGGGTTGCAGACTGTACAATAAAAAAAGCCCCGCAATGCGGGGCTGTTCTGCTTTGTCGCTGGCGGCGCAGATACCGCCTATGTGGGAAAACGCATAACCCTAGCTTGCACATTAACCGGCGGAGCTACCTGTGAGTAAGCAGGATCATCGCTAACCGTTGCGGCTTTTTGGCATGTGCCAGACCAGTGATTAGAGGTTAGCACGGCGCTTACAGTTAGCGCAATAAGCCAGCGCACCGCCTCACTTGACGCCATACAAAAACTGTGCCAACATTTCCGTCAAGTCTACGCGGACTTAAAACGCGGCCTCTTAACGCTACACGAGCGGAGATTCAATCGTGGCTGATGATGATGTCAAAGACCTGGATGAATTGGACGACAAAGACTATGAAGGCGAAGCAGAAGAGCAAGAAGTCGACGAGCAGGAAGGCTCCGAAACCGATGGTTCCGAGCAAGAGCCGGAAGAGTACGAAGTCGTACTAGAAGGCGACGAACAGGCGACGCCAAAAGAAGGCAAGAAGAAGACGGTAACAGTTCCAGCAGCAACGCTTGCGAAGCTGCGTGAAAGTCGGCGCGAAGAGCGCGCACGAAATGAGGAACTGGAGCGCCAGCTTGCAGAAGCGCGCAACGGCACGCAATCGCAGCAGCCACAACAACGGGCAATGCCAACCTTGGCTAGCTGTGACTACGACGAGCAAAAGCACGCAGAGCAGATGGCGGCATGGTTTGCAGAGCAGCAGCAGCACCAGTTTCAGGCGTACCAGACACGCCAGCAACGGGAGCAGCAGGCAGCCGCGCAAAAGCAGCAGGTCGAAGCGAAGTTGTCCGAGCACTATCAGCGGGCGTCCGATCTTCGGGTGGCTGACTACCAGCAAGCAGAGGAGTCTGTGCGCAACACGCTGGGCCATGAAATTGCCGACCTGATGATTGCCCGACTGGGTGAAGGCTCCGAGAAGGTTACATACCACTTGGGCAAGAACCCCGAGAAGTTGCAGAGCTTGATGGAGTCATTGCAGCGAGACCCTAGCGGCCTTGAAGCGATGGTGACATTGGGCGAATTGCGCTCACGGCTGAAAGTTCAGCCAGCGCGAAAAACATCATCCGCGCCACCGGCAGACGAGGCGTTGACGGGTGCATCAAGCGGTCAGAATGACGGCGCAATCCTCAAGCGATTGGAGAAAGCGCACAAACTGTCAGACCGTACGCAGTTCCGAAAGATGAAGGCGGAACTCGTTGCATCCGGGCGCAGCGATCTGTTGAAGCGCCACGGTTACATTTAAGAGAGGCCTAAAATGGCACTTAACACAGCAAAAGAAGTTCGCGTTATGTTCGATCAGGTCACTGACCTGATGGAAGAAGAGTTCCAGATGGCGGGCCAGGTTGACAGCTACGACGTTGACCCGGCAACCATGCAGAACTCCAGCAATATCATCTGGCGCCCTGTCGAGCAGCACGCTCCTGTGCAGTCCGGCTGGGACATGACTGGCAAGTTCGGCAACATCATCGAGCAGTACTACCCGTGCCAGCTTGAAGACCCGCGAAACGACGCCTTCGGTCTGCGCGCCGATGACTTCCGTGATCGCCGATTCATGGAGCGCCGTGGCCGCGCCGCAGCCAAGAAGCTGTCTGCCGACCAGAACAAGCGCATCGCCGAACTGGTTGCGTCTACCGGCTCGTTGTTCAGCCGCACCAGCACCGCAGGTTACGACTTCCTGGCCACCCCGGAAGCGATCATGGACGAACGCCAAGTTGCCAGCATGACCGGCCGCTCGTTCTTCCTGAACCCGCGCGACCATCAGGCAATCGCATCCGACCTGGCGAATCGCGGCACCCTGTCCGGTCGCCCGGAAGGCGCGTACGCCCGCAGCATGGTCGGTCGTGACGTTGCAGGCTTCGACGTTTACCGCTCGTCCTACCTGCCGACTCTGGCCGGTGGAGCGACCCCCGCAGGCGCTACTGTCGGCACCACTGTATCGCTGAAGCCGGAAGGCCTGACCACTGTCGGCGGCGTGAACGTGAACGTGGATTACCGCGTTGGCGAGATCGAGCTGGCAGTAGGCGCCGGCGCTGGTTTCAGTGTTGGCGACCGCATCAGCTTTACCGGCGTCAAGGCGCTGGGACTGCTGGACAAGACTAACACCGGGCAGGACATGACCTTCACCATCGTCGGCATCGACACTGACACCATCAGCGTCTATCCGAAGCCCATCGCCCTGACCGATGCGGCCCTGACCGACGCCGAGAAGGCCTATGCCAACATCGCCACCCAGATTACCGCTGGCACTGCTGTCGTGCGTCTGAACACCGACACTCTGGCGCAGACCAACGTGTTCTGGGCCAACGACTCGGTAGAGATCATCGGAGGCTCTGCCCCGCTGTCCTATCTGGGCCAGTTGGACGGCATGGAAGTCATGGAATCGACCCTGACCAGCGGCACCAAGCTGTACATGGCCTACCAAGGCAGCATCGACGACTTCAGTCTGAAGTGTCGTCTGTTTACCTGGTACGGCCTGTGCAACAAGCGGCCTGACGCAAACGGCATTGCCATCTTGGCATAACCGGGAGCACCAGAGAGAGGCGGGCCATGTTGCCCGCCTTTTTTTATGCTATGCTAAATCCGTGCCAAAACGAGGTATAAGCAATGCGGAAACTGTACAAGCCCGGCAACATGATCGAAGTCTGGGGCGTCAAGTGCGATTGGAAAGACGTGCCTGAGGAAGAAGTGAGCGCGCATCTTGCCGACGGCTGGAGCGTGTCGCCTCTGGACATGGAAGACAAGCCAGCCCCGGCCCGTCGTGGTCGCAAGCCAAAGGCAAAAGACGATGGCGACACTCAAGAGTGACCTGATCCGGCAGGCCTTGGCTAAGCTGGCAGTCACAGGCTACGACTACGACATTGACCCGGAAGAAGTGCGGACAGCTCTGATTGAGCTTGAAAGCATGATGACCGAATGGGACGGTCAAGGTATTCGTGTTGGCTACCAGTTGGGCATCACGCCGGAGGAGGCTAATTCATCCGAGGTTGCCGGGTCATATGACTGGGCGCGTAACGCCATCGTCTGCAATCTTGCGGTCAGGCTGGCTCCGAACTACGGAAAGCAAGTGCCGCCAGAACTGGCGCTTAACGCATCACAGTCGCTGGGCCGCATCCTTACTGCAAATCCCGTTTTGCCAGAGGTCCCGTATTCAAATCGTATGCCGCGCGGCTCTGGGAACACCTTGCGCGGGCGTCCGATTTCACGATTCTACCGCACCGCAGAGCAAATCACCGTCGAGAATGGCGGCGACCTTGAGGGGATTGATGCATGACCCAAGTCAGCATCGTTGCTGGTATCTACAAAAGCGGCGCTGATTACCGAGAGTCGTACCCGGTGAACTACTACGCCGCCGTGATGAGCACTGGCATCAGCAAGGCATACTTGCGGACAACTCCTGGTCTCGTGCAGTTCTCATCAGCCCCAGGCCGCGACCGTGGCGGGCTGGAGTTTCAGGGGGAGCTGTACCGGGTTTCCGGCTCTCGGCTTATCAAGATTTCTCCGAACGCGGTCGTCGAGGATCTCGGGTATATCCCCGGCAGCGGAAGGGTATCTATCGCGCGCGGGTTTGATCGGTTTTGCATCGTCACCGCAGGGCGCGGATTCTATTACGACCAGCTTGGCGGCTTGCAGGCCATTACCGATCCCAACTTCGCCACCGCAACAGACGTGGTATTCGTGGACGGCTATTTCGTGTTCACCGACGGGGACTTTATCTTCCCGGCAGAACTTAGCGACCCGTTCACGTTTGACCCGCTCAAGTTCGGCTCTGCTGAGATTGACAGCGACCCGATCCAGTCGCTTGAGATCGTCCGCAACGAACTACACGCGGTCGGCTCCACGACTGTCGAGATTTACCAGAACGTGGGCGGCTCTGGCTTCCCTTTCCAGCGCGTCAAGGGCGCAGTGATCACAAAAGGAAGTGTTGGCCGATATGCATCGCGAGAAGTGGAAGACGGTCTGTTCTTCGTTGGCGCTGGTCGAGACGAAGCGCCGAGCGTTTATGTAGGCGGTGGCGGAAGCGCGCAACGTGTCGCCACTGACGAGATAGACAAGATCATTCAAGGGTATACACCGCAGCAGCTCGCGACTATCACGGTCGATACCTACAGCAGCGAAGGGTGCTATTTCGTGCTGATCAACTTGCCAGACAAGACGCTGTGCCTGGACGTGTGGGGCACAGCAAAAGCAAGCGCACCGCTTTGGCATGTGCGCACCGCTGCTGGCGAAGAGTCCGCCCCGTGGCGCTGCTCTGATCCCGTCAGAGTCTATGGCAAATGGGTCGGAGGCGATCCGACTACCGGCAGGCTATGCGAGCTTCGGCAGGATGTCGCAACGGAATACGGAGAAGTCGTCTTCCGCGAGTTCAGCACGCCAATGAGCTTTATCGACGGAAACGGTATGATCGTTCATAAGCTGGAGATATTCGGCATTCCGGCGACGACGCAACTTGACGTGTCACCGCGAATATCAATGGCGAGCAGCCGCAATGGCGTAACCTACCGGCAAGAGCGGTGGGCGTCTATTGGGCGTCGGGGGCAGCACGACTACACGCCAATCTGGCGCAAGGTCGGGCGCGCTGACAAGCATATGTCGTTGCGGTTCAGGGTGGTAAACGACTCACTATTCTCCCCGGCACGACTTGAAGCTGACGTGGAGCAGACCAATGCCTGATACAGTCAAGATCACGCGAGACTCACTTAGCGCGCTGACGCGAGACGAGCGACTTATTCGCTACCTTGAAGGCTTGGCTCAAGAGATCGACGACCGAGCTATTCAGTACGGAGAAGGCCCGCCTGGCAATCTTCGCGCCAACTTGTCTCGCACTTACTACGATATCTTGGACGGTGACGTATGGATCAACACAAGCCTGATCGACAGAGACACGAACGGATGGATCAACAAAGGGTAGATCGAGTTGAGCCGTGCAATGATCCTGACGTGATCCGCGCGCTATATGACGACCCGTTTGTCCAAGACAGGTACGGCCAGAGCAACTACTACGGCTTCCATCCTGACCCTGACCGCTTTTATTTGGTCGGATACAAGGACGGCAAGCCTGTCGCTTGCACGCTTTGTATTATCAAGACGTGGTTCGATATCGAGGTGCACTTGTGCGTGCCAGAAACAAATAAGACACTTGGCCCGATATTTGCTAAGATGACATTGGATTGGCTGTTTGCGAACGCACCTGTGACCAGGATAAGCACCTCAGTTATTGGTGTTTTCCCGCAGGTGCGAAACTTCGTCAAGCGGCTTGGATTCACAGAAGAAGGAACGGCGCGCGGCGCTGCATATCGAGACTCTGCACCCGTTGACCTGTGGTGCTTTAGCTTATTGAGAGGTGAGCCATATGGGCGGCGGTAAAGGTGGAGACGACTCGGCAAAGGAAGCTGCGCAAGCCCAGATTCAAGGGCTTCAAATGCAGATCGCGCAGGCTGACAAGGCTTTTGAGTACGGGCAAGAGCAATACCAGCCCTACCAGCAAGCAGGTCTAACTGCGCTTGATCAGTACCGCGCACTGATCGGCCTCGGCGGGCAAGAGCAGCAGCAGGCGGCTATCGGTCAGCTTGCCCAGTCGCCTTTCTATCAAGCGCAGTTGCGGCAGGCTGAAAACTCGCTTTTGCAGAACGCATCCGCTACCGGGGGGCTGCGAACTGGCAACACGCAGACAGCGCTGTCTGCAATCGCTCCTGAGCTTCTGAATCAGCAATACCTGCAACAGGTCGGGTTGCTCGGCGGCATGCAAGAGCAGGGCCTGAACGTGACAACCAACCTTGCCAACCTCAAGGCAGGCAACGCGGCGGCAGCAGGGCAGGCAATGGCGCAGCAGGGCGCGGCACTTGGTCAGAGTATTCTGGCGCAACAGGCGGCGCGGCAACAGTCGTCTTCCGGCATGATTGGCGGCGCGATTAGCGGCGCGGTCGCTGGGCAGAGTATTTTCCCTGGCCCAATTGGCGCTATCGGCGGCGGCGTACTCGGCGCCCTGGGAGGCAAATAATGGCTCTTGATTATTCGATGATCCTGAATAAGCCGAATGTCGGCAATCAGATCATGCAAGGCTTGCAGCTATACCAGCAGCAGCAGGCGCTTGATATGCAGCGCCAGAAAGCCGAGCAAGAAGCGCAGATGCAGGCGCAACAGGCTGCCCGCGCGGCTGAGTTTCGCGCGGCGTTTGGGCAGGCTAGCACCCCGCAGGAAAAGGCAGCGTTAGCAAGCCAATTCCCCGAAATGCTCGACACGATCAAATCCGCAGTCGGCATGGATCAGGAGCTGAAAACGCAGGCCATCGGCGAAATCGGAATGCAGATGACGGCGCTGGCAAATGACCCAGCAGCAGCGGCTGAGTATGTTCGCCAGAACGCCGACGTACTGTCGTCTCTCGGTCCTGCATTTGATCCCGGTCGCATCCTCCAACAGCTTGAGACTAACCCGCAAGGACTAGTGCAGACTGCGGACATGCTGACAATGGCTGCGCTTGGCCCTGAGAAGTACCAAGAGATTGTCGGTCAGCGCGAAGATCGATCCATTCGCCAGCAAGGGCAGGCGATCCAGATGCGCGGCCAAGATATCCAGATGCGCGGACAGGACATTACTGCTCGCGGGCAGCAGATCGCACAGCAGAACGCACAGCTTGCGGCCGCCTCTCGCATTGAGGCTGCACGCATGCGGCAGGAAGGCTCTGGCTTCCCTGATCTGTCCGTCAATATGGAGAAGGCGCTTGATACGGCTATCGTGAATGCCACGTCGGCCGAAAACGAGGCGGCAAAAATGGAAGCGCTGGCAGAGAGGTACATGGCGACCGACATGCCGGGCGGACGTGCCGCGCAGTTTAGCGAATGGTTCAAGCAGCAAACAGGCACAGAGGACGACATTAGCGCTCTGCGTGCGCAATATCTATCAATCAAAAACTCTCGCATCATTGAAAGCCTGCCAACCGGCCCGGCAACAGACCGAGACGTGGAGATCTTTTCGCGCGGGTTTCCGACCGACTTTGCAAACAAGGAATATATCGCAAGCTGGATGCGCGGCATGGCAAAGGTTAAGCGAGCAGAGGCGGAAATGAACAACTTCCGCGCCGAATGGATCAGCCAGAACGGAAACCCCGGGCAGAACCGCCGCCCGTTTGAATACAACGGCGTGCAGATCGACCAAGGCGAGAGCCTCAAGAAAGCGTTTGATCGTTATATCGAGCAAAACCCGCCGTGGCAGACGCAGACGCCGGGTTTTAGTCAGGGCGCAAACACTGCTCCAGCGCAATCAGGCGGTATCCAATTTTTGGGGTTTGAATAATGCCAGTCGCTAGATTCCAAATGCCTGATGGGCGTGTCGCTCGCTTTGATGTGCCGGAAGGTACTACGCCCGAGCAGGCGCAGGCTGCGTTTAATGAGTTTGTGCAAGCACAGCAGGGCGATCAAGCGCAACAGCCGAAGCCGGTGCAACAGGGAGCGCAGCAGGCACCAGAAACAACGCTCGGCAAGATCGCAGACGTATTTACCGGAGAGAGTCGCACAACAAGCGACATTGCCGGGCTTCAAGAGATCGGCGGCGCGCCAGAGCTTAACAGCCTATCCGTTCCCGCGTTCAAGGCGTCTATTGGGCTTTTGGCAACTGGCGACACCGATTCGCTGAAAGGCATTCTTTCAAACCAATTCGGGCCTGACGTGTCGTTTCGAGAGGACGAAGCAGGTAATACTATTGTTCAGCTTCCGTCTGGCGAATACGCGCTCAACAAGCCTGGGATTAGCGGTCAGGATGTTGTATCTGGCCTGTTCAATATGCTTTCGTTTTCCCCTGCTGGTCGCGGCGCTGCTGCGGTTGGCGGCGGCATTGGCAAGCAAGCGGCAGTCCTAGGCGCTGGCAGCGCGGCAACCCAAGCAGGGCTTGAGGCGGTAGAGGCAGGGCTTGGCGGCGAAGCTAGCATGGCGGATATCGCTACGGCTGGAGCGTTCGGCGCTGGCGCGCCAATTGTCGCCGGGGCAGCGGGACGAGCAATTGACGAAGGCCGAAGGGTCGCCGGTGCCATAAAGGGAGCAGCGCCGAGTGCCGCTGGCGATATTGTCGAGGCTGGCGCACGGGCGAACATCCCCGTTATGACAAGCGATATCGCGCAGCCAACCACATTCATCGGCAGGTCTGGACAGGCGATTGGCGAGCGCATCCCGCTTGCCGGGACTGGCGGCATGAGGGCGACACAGCAGGAGGCTCGCCAGCGCGCGATTCAAGAGCTTGGTAATCGCTACCCTGTCCCTGACGAGTCTACCATCATTAGCAGCCTGAGAGCGCAGACTTCCCGCGTTAAGCGCGCAGCAGGGCAGCGCTTGAAGCAGTTTTCGCAGCGGCTAGACGATGCAGGCCCGATTCAGTACAACAACACCGCAAGCGCTATTGACGATGCGATTCAAGAGCTGACAAAGCCTGGAGTGATTGGCAGTGACGACGCTGCGCGCGAGCTTGCGCGTCTTCGTGAAACGCTTTCAGGCGGAACGCAAACCTATAGCACGCTGAAAGAAAACCGCACGGCGTTTCGCGAAGTAGTTGATGCATACGATGGTGCCGCTAGGTCGCAGCTACCGAGCCGGGCGCGCTCATTGCTGTCCCGTGTACAAGACGCCATGTCTCGGGATATGGATGAGTTTGCGCGCGCAAATCTTGACGCAAGAGACGTTGCTCGTCTGCGTGAAGCCAATGCGGTATACCGGCAGCAGGCGCAAGAGCTTACGCGCTCAAGACTGCGCAATGTTCTTAATACTGGGGACATTACGCCTGAGTCTGCCCAAACCTTGCTCTTCTCGCGAAAGCCCAGCGAGGTGCGCTTGCTCTATAACTCCCTGAACCAGGAAGGAAAGTCAGCGGCACGTGCGACAGTTATCCGGCGGGCAATCTCTGATGCCACTGGCGCGGAAGGCTTGTCGCCTGACAGATTCATCAACGCCATGAACAAATACCAGACGCAGACCGGGATCGTGTTCCGTGGTGACGAGCGCAAGCAGCTAGAAGGGTTGAAGCTGGTCTTGGATGCGACGCGGCGAGCCGGTCAGGCAGGAGTAATGACGGCTACCGGACAACAGCTTTACGCTCCGGTTGGGGCTGCTGCGGCTGGTTCACTGATTGGCGATTTCGGGACAACGATGGCGGCAGGCGCGTCGGTCGGCGCGATTGCTCGCGCATACGAAAGCCCATTCTTCCGGAACGCATTGATCCGCATTGCGTCCCAGCCTAACAGCGACGCATCGAAACAGCTTGCTTTGCGCATGGCTCGCGAGCTTAATGCGGCAGTACAGACCGCTCAATCAATGCAAGAACAAGATATGCAACCAGAACCTCAAGGCCAACGGTAAAATCCATGACAAACATCCTAATCCAGTCTCCATTTGACTTTATCACGGACACTACCGGACGCCCACTGGCAAACGGGTATATTTATATTGGCGAGCCCGGGAAAGATCCTGAGAGCTTCCCGCTGCCTGTTTCGTTCGACGCGGATGGCGCGGTGTCGGCACCATCTCCTCTGCGAACCAACATGGCAGGTTATCCGTCTGACGGCGCTGGTACTCCAAAGCGCATCTTCACGTCCGGGCCTTACTCGATCCGTGTTCGTGACTCCAACGGCGTACAGGTGTTCTATTCGCCGGACAGCTCGGATGGCTTCTTTGGTGTCGTAGCGGCTGATCTTGCTGCTGGAACAGGTGCGCTACTGGTCGGCTACCGCTCGACAAACGTTTACGACAAGCTGACCAAGCTGGCGATTTCGCCGCAGGACTTTGGCGCTGTTGCGGATGGCGTGAACAATGACCAGGCGGCATTTGAACAGGCCGCCGCCATCGGCGTGCCAGTGTTCCTCCCGGCTGGCGAATACAACGTGCCGACTGGGGACTTTTCCGGCCAGACGTTCTACTCGTTCGGTGGCGCGTCGGTTAATAACTCCACGGTTTCCGTCACAGACGTAACGGCAAACGCATTCCCGGTCGGCGCGGTTATGTCGTTCCCCTGCACGCCGGAGAATCTCCCGTCTGGCTTTATCCCGCTCGATGGGTCACTGCTTAACCGAGAGGTATATCCGGCGCTGTGGACGTTCGCTAACGGCTCAGGAAATATCGTTGCTGATGCGTCGTGGTCAACCAGCAAAATGGCGTTCTCGACAGGAAACGGAACCAGCACCTTCCGCGTGCCTGATGCGCGAGGTCTGACGCAAGCTGGTGCTGATAATGGTGCGTTAGTAGATACAGGATTTGTCTTGGGAGATGTTATCGAGCGTGTCGTTACGGACGGCACGGCGCCTGCGACAACGACTTTCCGATTCGGCATACAGACTATTGCTATTCGCGCATTCAGCGGCGCGGTGAACCCTGGGCTGATTGATGTCACGGCGCTGGGCAATCAGGTCAACGCCTTGCAAACGGATGTTGTCGACTTACAGGCAGACGTGGCGGCCTTGGCTATTACGAAGGGATGGACAAGTGCCGATCAGATAATCACCGTTGCGGGATCTCTAACTATCGCCCACACTCTCGGCAGCACTCCGAAGGTAATATCCGCGTATCTATTGTGCCAGACAGCAGAGCTAGGGTATTCCGTTGGAGATGTATTGCCTACTGCGCCATTCTCTGAGTCTGATTCAGGAAGCTATGGCATGTCGTTAGTGTTTGATGACACCCAGTTTAATTTAAAGTTTGGGGCGTCAGGTCTAAAGGTTATTCGGAAAGATAATGGGAACGTTGCCGGGATCACAGAGGCCAATTGGCTGCTCAGAATAGAGGCTTTTGCATGAAATATTTCATTGACTCGAAAGGTCGATATATTGGCGGATTTGATGGCGTGGAGCCGCCAGTTGGGTCGGTCGAGGTTGAATCTCCCCCAGCTCATGGGTCGCAGTTATGGGATGGAGGGAAATGGAGCGAGCACAAGCCGGTCCCGCAGGCCGTGTCGCGCTTCCAGGCTCTTGCAGCTCTTTACCAGTCTGGGCTTCTCGAATCTGTCGAGCTTGCTGTATCTGAAAGCGATACACTTACGCAGCTTGCGTGGAAAAACGCCCAAGAGTTCCGGCGCGACTCTCCTATCCTGCAATCTATTGCGCAGGCATTGGATTTGACCAGTGACGACCTGGACGCTCTGTTCAAAACAGCGTCTCAAATCATCGCCTAGCAGGCGCAAACAAGATACAATGCAAGCAATAACCATGCCATAAGGTTTAAGACATGACACGAATTGCAGACCTTACCCGCGTCAACGAAATCGCCGACGGCGACACATTCCCGATTGAGCAGGCATCAAGCGCTCGCACTCGGTCCGTCGCGTTTGAGACGATCAAGGACAACATTTCTGCCGACGTTGATGCCGCAGTGGCTGAGGCGGTTGCAGCAGCAGCGCGCGCAGAGGCTGCGGCTGCGTCGTCTGATGCCGAAGTGCTGCGAGCTGATCTGGCGGATGGCTTAACGGTCGGCAAGGGCGCCGATCTAGTGGCATACGACGAAACCAGCACGGTTAGCGACAAGAT